CGCGGACTCTGTACACGCGAGATTCAAAACTCTATCCAGGAGTCCGTATATAAGCTCTTATGCGATAAAATCGACGAGCTAGGCCTTAACGACTGGCAAAAGTTCAACGATAAGCTAGTAAACGCTAAAACAGGCTCGGAAATCTTCTTTAAGGGCTTGCATAACAATATTCAGAGCATTAAATCTATCGAAGGCATCGACTGGTGCTGGATAGAAGAAGCGCAAAGCGTATCTGCGGACTCTATCAACACGCTAGTACCGACTATTCGTAAAGAAGGCTCGGAGCTTATCTGGAGCTACAACCCTCTTACAGAGCATGACCCTGTGCAAGAGCTTATTGTAGACAAGGCCGACGACCGCACTTACGTTCTACACGTCAATTCTGACGCTATCGAGCAGCTACTATCTAGGGAAATTATCGAGGAGCGCGAAAAGATGCGCCGAGATAACCCGGATATGTTCGCTCATGTATGGCTAGGGCAACCGCTCACGAGCAAGACTGGTACGGTATTCGGCAAGCAGATAGCGCAAGCCGAGATAGAAGGCCGTATCGGCTCTGTACCGTACGACGCAAGCGCAGGCACTTATACGGCTATCGACTTGGGTATCGGCGACTCTACGGCTATCTGGTGGTTTCAGATGGTGGGGCAAGAGATTCATTTTATCGACCACTACGAGTCGTCCGGCGAGGAGCTAGGCCACTATATCTCTATCATTAAAAACAAGCCGTATAACTACACTACGCACTTCTTACCGCACGATGCGAAGCAGAGAGAGCTACAAACTGGCATGACGCGCGTAGAGTTCTTCGAGAATAACGGTATACACAATATCGAGGTACTACGCCCAACAAACTTTCAGCTAGGCCAAGACGATATAAACATGATCGCAAGGCCGAAGTTTAGCAAGGTATGGATAGATAGGGATAAATGCGAACGTGGTCTTAAATGCTTGCGTGCCTATCACTACGAGTACGACGAGAAAAACAAGCTACTTAAAGATAAGCCAGAGCATGACTGGTCGAGCCACTCTAGCTCAGCCTTTATCTATGCGCTTATAGCGGCGCAAGAGTCAACCGAAGCACAACAAGTAAACGTACAGTTTAAGACGTTCGTACCTAAAGAGTTCCGCAAGAAAAAAGACGACGACTGGTTTTAACATAAAATGTGGTATAATAAAGCTAATGGCGATGCGTCGATTACTTCGATGGCAAAAACTGCTAAAAAAGACGACGCAAAAAAATCTGAGGATAAATTACTCGGTAAATACCTCAAAATGTTTACTGAGTCCTGGGAGTATGCCCAGCAAAACTACCATGAAACATGGGAGAATAACTGGAAACTCTACCGCAATATCCGCACTAAACGCAACCACCCAGGCACGATAGAAACTTTCGTACCAATGGTAAACTCTACGGTAAATACTATCGTAGCTACTCTTTTTAACTCGAACCCAACAGTAAAATATATTCCTAATCACCCAGACCAAGAGGCAGATACGGCCGTATTAAACGAAATCTACCAAGACTTCGCACGCAAGGACGGCTGGGCGCTCAAGAACAAGATAAACGGCCGCCAGGGCGTTATTACAGGCAACTACTGCGCGTACTATGAATGGCAGCCAGACGCAGACGGCGGATACGTCCACAAAGAGATTATCCCTGTACGCGATATGGTTATTGACCCACAGAGCCACACCGTCGACGACGCTCGCTATATCGGCCGTCGCTTCTTCGCTACCAAAAAAGAGCTTAAAGAGGCCCTTATCTACGACGCCAAGACTGGTAAAATGGTAAACCGCTATAAAGATATCGACGAGATTACTTCCGGCGAAGGCGCAGAAGGTGGTGGAACTGTTGATAGCGAATCTGACAAGGTAAAGAAGGATCAGGCACTCGGCGCTACCGCTCCAGGCAACGCAGATATGGTCGAGCTTATCGAGATCTGGACTCCAGAACGCGTAGCCGTTATCGCTAACCGCTCTATCCTTATTGAAGAACGCGAAAACCCTCATTATGCACTTATGCGCTCCAAGTTCGAGCAGCGCAAGCTAGAACACGAATTGCAGCGCGCCCTGGTACTCGAATCTGACGGCATCGACATCGGCGAGTTCGACGAGAAGTTTAACCCTAAGAACGCTCGCCTGCTTCCGTTCGCTCATGGCTGCGAATATCAGGACGTTAGCCTAGTTTACGGCTCAAGCGACGTAGACATTATCGCAGACGAGCAAGAGCTTCTAAACACGCTTACAGAGCTTAACGTAGAGGCTATTATGTACCAGCTATTCCCAGAGCGCCAAATTGACCCTCGCTACGCTGGTAAAATCGACGATCTAAGCCCAGCTCCAGGCAAGGTATACCCACTCCCAGCCGGCGCAGCTACCTGGCTACCTGCCCCAAATATCCCTACTAACGCCTTCGCCGAGCGCAACAACATAAAATCAGAGATCAGAGAATCTGCGAGCGTTTCAGAAGTTAGCAAGGGTATAACCTCTACCGATAGCATGACCGCTACCGAGATTAAGGCAACCCTCGCACAAGCCGATATCCGTATTCAAGAGAAGGCACGCAACCTCGCAGACGGCTTCTTCTTCCAAGAGTGTAAAATCTGCTTCAAACTCTTACAGCTTTACGCAGACGATACCATTATGGTACGCACCGTCGGCGACGCTGGCGTAGAGTGGCAAGAAGTCGATATGACGCGCTTTATGGGCGATTATACCCCTATGGTAACCCTAGACGTAGAACACCGCCTAGAACAGGCCGAGAAACAAGAGGCATACACGCAAGCTTATCAAATGATTATCGCAGACCCTACCAATAATCTCATGGCGGCAAAAGAGATTATGTACAAGAAAATGATGCCGGAACTTTCAAGCGAAGAAATTAAACGCATTATCACGCCTGCCGAGCAAGCCCCAGTTATGGGCGCTGCTCCGGCCGAGGAAAATATCAACCCAGAAATGCAAGACTTAGCGAATCAAGAAATGATCTCGCAAGATATGGGAGCTATGCAAGATGGACAAATGGACGGATACCCACCGGCGCAACTTTAAGCGCTACTGGGCGCAAGAATTAGGCCAAGAATCACTACAGATTATAAAAGACCTAAAGCAAGCGAAAATCGACCAAGCACTAACCTTAAAAGACGATAAAGAGATAGCGGCCAAAATGCACGAAGCCGCCGGGATAGACGAAGTACTACAGTATATCTTCGCACTAACCAACTAACGACCAACGCACTTTAACAGAGGTAAAATAGCGAGCCAACAACTCGGCTACTACTGGAGTAAAACTATTACTCAAAATCCGGCAATGGGCCGGCGCATCGCCAAAATGCTAGTAGAGCCGAGCTGCTGGTAGCAGATAGCTACCAGAGCAACCATCTAACAATATAAGGAGCGTTCAATGGACGAACAAACTGTAAACGAAGCTCCCCTCTTTGAAGCCTCCGACGTAGAGCCAGTAGCTAATGACTCTAGCGCGGAACAAGCGGACGATATGGGCAGCTCGGCAGTAGAGGCAACCAATGAGCAAACGACTAGCGAAAATGAAGCTAACGACGAGCCAGCCGCTACTGAAGATAAAGCGCAAACTGGCGATGCGATAGACGAGTTTTTAGCGAAAAAAGGTATTAAACCAGACGATCCGGACGCGGTCCGTAAAATCGCTGAAATGTACCAGAATGTCGAAAAAGGCTTTTACAACAAGTCGCAAGAGAAGGCGCAGCTAGAACGCAAGCTAGCAGAAGCCCGTATTCCAGAGATACGACCAGATCAAGAGGCATTAAGCGAAGTTCGCGCGATGCGTACAGAGATGAGCGTAGAAAAATGGAAGGCAGGCCGCAACCTGTCGGCGGAGGACGAACAGAAAATGATAGAGTTCGTACAAACTCCGATTACGGACGCAAACGGCAACGTTCAAGTAAACCCAACCACCGGACAACCGATTACAAAAGGTATGCTCGTGCTAAACGGCGTACTTTCCTTAGACGACGTATATGCGCTCTCTGGCGCAGGCAAAGTAGAAGTTGATTCCCTTAAAGAGAACCTCCGCAAGGAAGTTCAAAAAGAGATGGAAGCGCGCCAAGCTGCGAAACGCCCTAGCTCAAACGCTACGGACAGCACGCAATTTGGCAACGCCGAAGCAGACGACCCATTTAGTGCCGCTCTGTTAGGCAACTAACTTACACTTTTAATCTTTATGGAGAATATCAAAAATGGCAGTTAATTTAGCCTCTAAGTATAGCTCTCAGCTCGACCAGGTGTTTACCGCCGGTTCTTATACTGACCGCTATGTCAACCGTAAATATAACTTCGACGGCGTTAAGACTGTAAACGTCTACACCGTTACTACCGTCGCTCCAAGCGATTACAGCCGCAGCAATACTGGCGACCGCTTTGGTGGCAACAACGAACTTCAGGATATCGTAACTTCCTACCAGCTCAACAACGATAAGTCCTTCAAGCTCGTTATCGACCGCGGTAACTACGAGCAGGGCGCTCTAGCTAAGAAGGCTGGCGAAGTCATGCGCGCAGAGATGGAAGAACAGGTTATCCCTATGATCGACGCTAACCGCCTTCTCAAGGCTGGTATCGGCGCTGCTGCTGCTTCCCAGTACTACGCACCAACCGCTAACGACGGCTACGGCGATGTTTTGAAGATGAGCGCTGCCCTCGACGAAGCTAAAGCTCCTATCGCAGGCCGCGTCCTCTGGGTAACCCCAGCTTTCTATAACGCTATTAAGAAGCAGATTACGACGACTGTTGAAGCTTCCGGCTACAACGATAAGCTCCTCGGTCGCGGCTTTGTCGGCGAACTCGACGGCGTTCCAGTAGTTAAAGTTCCTACTAGCTACTTCCCAACCAACACCTCGGCTATCATGATCCATCGCGACGCGCTCCTCGGTGCTAAGCAGATTATGAATACTCGCATCATTACTGATTCCGAGCTTGTCGACGGTACTATCTTGCTCGGCCGCTTTATCTTCGACTCCTTCGTTTTGAACGGTAAGAAGAAAGCTGTCGCTGCTATCGGTACTGGCTCTTTGAGCTAATATCGCTAAACGCGAACTAAAATACCCTCCCTAGTGCGCATAAGGGGGGTATTTTTTGTGGTATAATATAGCTAATGGCGGTGCGCGTACATATTAAATGGACGCAAACTACAACCTTAGCGGCCTTACCGACCGCATTAAAGCTCGGCTAAAAGATGCCCAGTACTCAGATACAGACATACAACAGTTTATCAACGACGCTTATTTTGATATCCTAGGCGATACCGCATATCAGTTTTTAGAGAAAAAGTACCGCTCTAGCTCCCAGGACGGCGGCCAGCTTTTGCTACCTCCAGACTTCCAGACGGTTAAACACTTTACGGCTAAGCTCAAACACTCTATCCACCCAGTAAACTATATTCCTAGCGACGACTTCTTCAACGTTACGAAGCACTCAGGCGTAAAAAACTACACTTATACTATCTTCGGCAACGAGTTATTCTACAGTCTGCCAGATATCGAGGACGTAAAAGACGACGACGGCGAGGAGATGTTCTACACGCTCGACTTATACTACCTCGCTAAGCCTAAAATGCTCGTAAACCCCACCGACAAGCCAGTTATCCCATACGAGTACGGCGAAGCGCTACTTTTGGGCGCTCTAGCACGCGCAGAACAGCTACGCGACAACTTCGACTATGCGCAGATCTACGAGAACAAAAAAGAAGAACTCATTACGAACATGAAGGAGCGCTACTGTCCGCGCCAGCAAGAAGGCGAAAACAGAGCAAAACTACCAGTATTTCAGCTTATGAGGCACTAAGATTATGGCTGACCTATCTTCTATCCTCGGCGGAATGGTACAAGGCTTTAAGGACTTCGGAACTGGCCTCGTAGACTTCTTCGGTACTGGCGCAGCTAATATCGGCGATATAGCCTCTAGCATCGCCACAGGGCGCGCTACAACGAAAAACCAGGACGACTTTAGAAAATGGCTATACCAGACGGACGACACGCAAGACGCGGCCGCCAAGGGCCTAGGAACGATTCTTAACGGCGTTTCAACAGTCGCAGACGTTATGCCGGGCGCACAAGCCGTAACGGCTAACCCACTCTTTAACGGCTTGCAGGGCGCTATCGGTGGTGTTTCTGACGAGCTTAAAATGGCTGGCAAGGACGCAGACTGGGGCAGAGCCGCACAACGTGCAGGCGTAGGCGCAGCTTCAGGCTTAGCGAGCGCATACGCAGGCCAAGGACTAGCTAAAACTGGCAATAAGCTACTATCTAACGGCCTCACTAGAGGGGCTGTTTCTGGTGCTTTAGGCGGCGGCATCGCAAACGCAGGCTATACAGGCATTGAAGGCGGCAGCGTACAGGATATGATAAACGCCGGCTTATATGGCGCTCAGACTGGCGCACTCGTAGGCGGAACTACTGGCCTAGCTAGAGAGCTTATCAAGCCAACGCACAAGATGGACGTAGCCCTTACAGACGACGAAAAGGCCGCTCGCATCGCTAATATCGACGACCAGCTAGGCAAGCTCGACCTAAACACACCAGAAGGCAACGCAAGATACGCAGAATTGACGGCGGCAAGAGAGAACTACGAGCCAAAAACCTACTACCATGGCTCGCCAGAACTAGGTATAACGGAGTTCGATATTAACAGGGCCGGCAAAAACACTCGCAGCGGCGAAAAGGCTATCTACTTTACAGACACTCCAGAGGCGGCCGAGGAGTTCGCTTACGAGCGTATACCGACCGACTCTATCTTTATGGACAAAGTCGGCAAGCGTGGCGGAGTTTACGAAGCTAACCTGGATATGCACAACACGCTAGACCTAGACAACCTAACCGACGCACAAATACGCGAATTGTGGAACTACGCATCGCCACTAGGGAAGCTAGACGGCCAGGAGGCCTTCGTACAGCGCTTAACGGACTGGCGCGACAAATACCATAACCCACAGCTCACGAAGGGCTATATCGACCTAGAAGCGCTTAGAAACTCGCCATACGATAGCTTTAGCGCCACAATGTACCCAAATACCGACAATAAGGCTAAAGAATACGCAATTTTTGACGCTTCTAAAGCGAAAATCACAAAGTCGCCTAAGACCGTCGCAGACCTCATGAACGAGCCGAAGCAAAAGACCGTCGCAGACCTTATGCTATCGCCAGACGACGACGTTATGTACTCGAAAGTCGCACCGGGCCAGCTAGGCTTGTTCGACCAGCCAATGCCGAAACCAGAACCAGAGCCAGTAGCCCTTCCAAAATCTCAAGGAGAGCAAGCATCTCTGTTCGACCAGCCAAAGCGACCTATCGTAGAAACCCAAACGGTTGATGCTGAGCCAGTAAACCCTTATGCGCCAGTCGACGGTCAAGTAACGCAAGCTATGCGCGACAGAGCCGCAGAAGTGCTTAAGACTTATGCGAAGAAGGGCGTACCAGATAACGAACTGTACAACATGATAGACGAAAGCACTCTCCCGGCCGGGTATAAAGAGTTTAGAGAAATCGTAGACAACGGCAAATCTTACGCAAAAGAAAAACTAGGCGCAGAGAGCGCAAATAAGGCCGACCTGCGACGAGTAGTCGAGTACCTGTACGACGATACGGCGAAACAAGAAGAAATGCTCAGAAACGTAAAGATAGAAGAATCTAACGATGCTGCGCGTAGAGCTATGTATGGCCTAGCGCCGAGAAAAAGCGGCAGCAGCTTCAGCGAAAAAATGCTTCGCCGGGCTGCCGACGAAAAACTCACAAAAGAGTTTACAGAAAAAATCGGAAAAATCGAAAACAGAGTACCAGAGCTTATGAACAGCTTACGCAGATACAACCCAAGCGATCTATCAGTACGCAAGGGGCTTACGGCGGCGGCCGACGAGTTATATTCTGAGCGTCTAGGAATCGCTCCTGGCAACACCATTAAGTATAACGGCCCAGCAGACGTGCGCAACGCTTACGGGCGTTATAGTAAACAGTCTAAAAACCTAGCCCTTACGAGAAGTAACGTATCTGATCCAGAACAGGCTATTAGTACGGTCGCGCACGAACGCTTACACTCCTTCCAGAACGAAGCCGACCTAAACCGCGGCAAATATGGCGCTACTAACAGATATGACAAGCGCGTAACGGACGCTTTCGACGAATTGAGAAAAGAATTACAAGATAGCGATATATATAAGAGTTTCGACGAAATTAGCAATCGCTACGGACGCAAAGATGCCACTTATTACGCTGATACTGTCGAGCAAGAAGCGCGTATGCTTCAGCAGTACCTCAACAATAAGGGATATACAGACTTACAGCAGCTAAAGAGCGTCTATACAGATAAAGGTCGCTCCGGAGAGTTCGGCAGCGAAGTGAACGCGCCGTTCGACAAGTTCTTCGACAAGCTCCGCGCTCTCAGTAAAAAAGGCGTAGCACTACCAGCCCTAACGGCTCTGTTCGGAGGCGACGCGATTATGGCGGCCACTCAAGGCGACGATAAGAAAAAGAAAAGCGAGGTAAAGTAAAATGTCTTACTCAAACTTTAGCAAGCAAAAAAATATACCTAGTATTACAACGCGCAAATCTTCGCCTATGACGACGAACTTTGCAAAAGGTATATACACATATAAGCCAAACGATACAATGGGCTTAGACGAGCTTAGATTAGCCCAGGACGCACGCTTCGACCGCGTCGGCGAGTACGGCACGCGCCTGGGCTACAAAAAGCTCGGCACTAGCTCTACTCAGCCTATCGGCTACGCAGCATGGGAAACGCCGGCAGAAACGGCCACAAACGGCAACGCTAAGGACGCTACGACCTATTCTTTTACAGCAGACTCGAATAAGACTATCTATTCCGTAAAGGTATACCTCAGCCGCCCTGTAGGCAACATGAACTACGTCGTACCGAAAATCACTATCTCGGTAAACGGCGAGCCAGTAGCTAGCTCTTGCATCGCAAGCGATAGGCTACCATCTAACCCAGACACCGCAACAGAGGTAGTTTTTAACGAAGCCCCTCAAGTAAACCTCGGCAACCTAGTCGAGATCACTCTTAGCGCTCAAAGTGGCACTCTAGCAGGGCTAGGCGCTAAACTCGGTACAGATAACAGGATCTACGCTATTACTAACACTTGCACCCCTGGCTCTGTTTCTAACGTATTCGAGGCCAATATCGACGGCAATAAGGCCGTACTGTTCGTGTTTAACGGCGCTCTATACTGGCAGAATGACCTCGGCGCTATAGCTCATATCCGCGACTTGCCAGCAGGCGTAACGAAGGTACGTTTTAGCCAGAATCTCAACACCGTACGCTACGCAGACGGAAAAGAAGGACCACACCTCTTAACGCCAACCTTCTTATTAACTGTGCTAACTGGCTGGACTGATACGGCTATCGAAGTTAAGGACCTTAAAACAGATACGACCATGTCCGTTAACGTTTCTAACATTATGAACGGAACGAGCGACAACCTTATGTACTTCGCTGCCGACCCTGACACCGAGGCTATCTGGACCTATCCTTACGGCTATACTTACGCCAAAAGCCCTTCCTTTACCTCCACAAGCACCATCTCTGGCGCAGTAGGCGACACATTAACTGTAGACATCTCTACTATTAGCCCTTCCGGCATCGCAGTAGGCGACTGGATAACCGGCCAGGGTACAGGTACGGCAGAGGTTACAGCCATCTCTGGCTCTACTGTTAGCCTTATTATCGTCGACACCACACCGCAAACTATCTCTAGCTACGATAAGTTTAGCGTCGACTTCTACCAGAACTTCCCAGCGATTAAAACTGGCGATCCGCTAACCGCCATGTTTAACCTCGGCGGCGTGCTATATATGCAGACTCGCCGTAACAAGTTCCAAATGTTCGCGCAAACGGCAGAATCATGGACGCAAAACGCCTCCAACGCCCAGAATGGTACGTTCAGCCAAGAGTCCGTAGTATGCGACCTCAACTACGCATATTTTGCTAACGAGAACGGCATCTATATCTTTGACGGCGCTTCAGAGGCCAGCCTTACTGAAAACACTATCCAGAACGTATACGACAATATCCCTAACAAAGAGAATATTGTACTCGACCTCTATAAGAACCGCTTATATGTCTACTACCCAAGCACCGCAAGCGGGCCTAACGATAGCTGCCTAGTCTACAATATCAACCTCAAGGTATGGGAGAGCTTCGACTCTAATACCTTTGTAGCATCTACCAGCGCACGTCAGAACAGCTCTAGCCGCTTTATCTGTGGACACTCTAAAATCGGCTTACTTATGCTCAACGAAGCCTCTACTGGCAACGATTACTCAGATATGGGCCAGGCTATCGCATTCAACCTCGAAACTAGCTACCAGCATTACGGCAGCACTAGCCAGCTAAAGCGCATCACTAAATGGCGACCGCAATTCAGCACCACCAATAAGCCTTACACTTGCGAGTGTGGCTACGCGCTAGATTATACAGACCAAGTACAGTATGCCTTCAGCATCGACCTACAGCGCCAAGAGCCTACAGCCCTAGATTATGTATGGGATAACCCTAGCGACTACGGCGTACCAGCAATTCCGACTGTATATACCACGCTACCTCTAGTAAACGGCGAGTTCTACCGTATCCAGATTCGCTACCAGCATATCGCGGCCTTCGAGCCGGTTATATTTCGCTCACACACCCTAACCGTACAAACGCAACGTATAAGATAGGAGGGACAAATGCCAAACAGGTTTACGCCGATAAACTCTCGGCAAGACACAAAAACAGCGCTACAAATAGCGAATAAAAACTTTATGGCGCTAGATGCCGAAACGTTCACAAAAACAATACAGAATAACGGAGCTAACCAAATGGAAAGCGGCCGCTTATCAAATGGCCGCTACGGCGAAGTATTCTACGACGCTGGCGGTATGCCGCGCATTCTTATCGGTCAAGCACCAGGCAACGGCAGGCCTGGTATATGGATAACAAAGGCAGGTTTTGATGTGCTTAAGGAAGTTGGCTAAAAAAATGGCAGAATTAGGACACTTTTTATTTAACTCGGACTACCCGGCAGACAAAATAGTTTACATGAAAAAAGATACATATACCATCGCTCATTCGCAAGGTTGGCAACCGCAGTTTATCTTTATAGACTCCGGCATAGGCACGCAGTTATACGTCGAGGGTGACTATCGCTTCGACGGCTCTGACGAGGTATACCCATTAGACGGACACTCTGGACCGTTGCCAGCATCATCGGTTGCTTCTTTCATGAAAGACGGCACTTGCTATGTCGTCCCGATTTTCGTGACTACAAAACAAGAGTATGTGGGGAAAAAGGTAGAATATAGGGTATGGGCTTATTGTGGCGACCAAGAGGCAAAAAACGCGGACATTAACGGAACAGCGAATATCGCTAAACCAAAACTAGCATTTACCTCTGACGATAACTACCCACGCTTTATCGGGGAGGGTCGTATTCCTCTAGGGCAAACTTATAACCATAATCTAGGGTATATACCGCTAGTAAAATCATGGCGTATATGGAAAAATACAACAATTCCAATGCCTAGCGGCGACTATACGGCAGACTCAGTCGAGCCAATGTCGGTAGTGTACTTCGGCGATCCAGGGGCAAACCAAGACCCGTTCCGAGGAGAAGTATACCAAGTTTCAAAAACTAGCATTAAAACATTCGCCGACGAAGGTACGAACGACGACGATGTGTATTTTAGGATGTATATTTTATGAAACCAGCACGCTTTATCTTTAGTTCAGACTACAGTAC